TCTGGTAATGGAACTGCACCAAACTTAAATGGTATCAGAACAGTTGCAACTGCGTTTGCTGCTGGTACATTTGCAGGAACAGTTGACAATGCTAATAGTGCCGATGTACTTGTTGTAGCTATGAATCAGATTGCAATTGCTAACCAAGAAGCACCTAACGCAATATTGATGCATCCTTCAGACATCGCAGCATTGAAGTTAATGAAAGTTTCTGCAACTGATAAGCGTTATGTTGATAGATTACTTTACATTGGTATGGATTTAACACTTGATGGTGTTCCGATGTTTGGAAGCACATTAGTGACTGCTGGTACATACCTTGTTGGTAACTTTAATTTGTCTGTTTTATATCAAAAGCAAGGTGTTATGATTAACATCGGATTAGATGGTAATGACTGGACAAAGAATATGCGTACTATCATTGCAGAATGGAGAGGTGCATTAGTAACCAAGAACAACGACAGAACTGCGTTTGTGAAAGGTACATTTGCAACTGACATTGCTGCATTAGAAACTGCTTAATTAAATGAGCAAAGTAAAATCTAAAGAAGTAGTAGCGGAGGCACAAACCTCTGCTGCTGCTCCTTCTGAAAAGAAATCAGAAGCGAAATTGGCAACGCAATCAACTAAAGAAGTTGAGGTTGTTATTGTCAAAGATTTTAATGGCTTAAAAGCAGGAGAAAAAATAGTTGTATCTGAAAATATTGCTGAATTATTAACTAATAAAGGGCTTGTAAAATAATATGGGAATTCTAATATCAGCCTCCGATTTCATAGGCGAAAATAAAATAGCAACGGATGTGTTTACGGATGCTGAATTAGATAATTTCATTACGCTATACGAGTCAAAATTACTTTATGAGTTATTAGGCATTGAGTTGTATATTTTATTCATTGCAGACCTAATCGGAGGTGTGCCACAAACTGCAAAGTATGTGACCATTTACGATGCGTTTGTTAAGGAAATAGATAATGAGATGATTACAAGTGATGGTATGAAAGTTATGTTGGTTAAATGGGTATTTTTCCACTACGTTAGAACGCAGCCACAAACCAATACCATTCAAGGTAACACGCAAAGCGAAGGCACTATAAATATGCCCAGCGCAATGAGTTACACATCATTAGTCATTGATTACAACAAAATGATTCTAACATTCAAGGCAATTCAAACCTATATCGAATCTGTAAAAGATGCCGATTATCCTACATTCAAAGGTGTTTATAAAAATTATATGTCGTGGGCATAATTACTACTAAAGACCATATTAAAAATGTTGTTGATGCAATAGATAAAACTATTGTAGTTAATTCAGTTGTTGCCGATGGTAGCAACTGGAAATTGATGACAACAAATACGAAGTGGGCAACCTTTGGTAAAATATTAAGCGGTAAGGTAATTAAGGAAGTTGTATTCAATGAATCAATCACTATTGCAGCAGCTACCCAGCCAACTACTGGCATCTATAATTTAGCAGCACCATTCTTTTATTTTGGGACATTTTTAGAAACCAATTCAGAGTTGATTAAGGTGTCAAGCAGTAACAATAAATTACCATTGATTTACTTGCATATGAATGCACCAGAGAGATTCGCTGATGAGGAAGCTACTATTGATTTTGAAAGTGATTGCGCAATCTATTTTCTTGTTGATGCCGACCCAAAGAATTGGTTACGTTCAACACATTTAGAGCAGGCAATTAAGCCAATGAAATCACTATGTTCCGAGTTTATTCGTTCTTTATTTGCGTATAGTAGAACTAACGCAAGCAACAAGATTACATACGTTGAAAATGATTATGCTAATTTCGGTAAGGTGCAATGGGAGGGAGTAAAGACACAAATCTTTGCTGATAATACCTCTGGTACTGAACTGCTAATTAAAATACCATTTAACAAATGTTTTTCCTGCTGCGAAAATTAAAACAAATTATTAATATTTAAAACAAAAAACAATATGTCATTATGTTCTTGCGATGTGTCGCTACAAAACACTGGTTATCCAAGTTGCGCCCCAATTATGGGAGTTGCAGCAAATTTTATTTTAGTTCCGTTAATTGCCAATGATGGTACATTTAACTACATTGACCCAACTGCTACATTGAATGATGCATACTTTACTGCATTAATCAATGAGGCCGATGATTCAAAGCGTTGGTATCCAACTGGCAAATTAAAGAATGTTACTACTGATAGAGCAGACCCTATTTTAGAAACATTTGAAGATGGTTCAAGCGTATTTATCCGTGATGGTATCAGAAACTTTACCGCAATGATTATTAAAGGTAGCTTTGAACTGGCAAAACAATTCAATGCTAACAGATGTTCAACATTTGGAATCTTTATCGTTGATTTGGATGGTAACATTTTAGGCACTACCAAAACTGGAAGTAATTACCTTTACCCTATTTCGTGTGATGCTGCAACTTTCTATGCAAAGCCAGTGTTCACAACTGATACAACGATTCAGAAAATTATGTTATCTGGTCAATGGGATGTGTTACAAAAGGATGATGATTTGAGAATGATTTCAGCATCATCAATCTCTGCTGCTAACATCGTAAATTTGAAAGGTCTAATGAATGTTTATACTACAATAGTAAGCACAAGCACTACTACAATGGTTCTTGATTTATATGCTAAAGTTGGAAACATCGTTACTAACTACCCAATCGAAGGTCTTGTTACTGCTGATTTCGTTTCAAGTGATACTGGTTCAACAAGTAAAATGTATAATATTACTGATGCATCAGATGTAACTGTAACTGCTGCTGAAAGCACAACTGTTGATGGTCGCTATACATTGACTTATACTGCTCAAACTGTTGCAGATGTGTTGCAACCATTAATCAAGAAGAATGGATTAGATGGTGTTACAATGTTAGGCACAACTGGTACTGTAATTTAATTACAATTTAAAAAATGAAAAGCCTTTGCAGAGATGTAAGGGCTTTTTTTGTATATTTGCAATATGAAAAACAAACACCTCATTTGGGCTATCAATCGAAAAAAAGATAGATTGAGATTAAATGATGATATTAAACATAAGCGTGTAATTTTGCATCCAACTAAAAATAGTAAAATATTTGTATCTCAAAATGTGGAATCTTGAAGTACTCGCACGAAATGTCAAGAAATTAAACGAGGAAACTGCGTTTAAAAAGGTTATTAGCACTCCAGCCATACAAGTTGAGGCCATTAGGTTAAATCGTGATGAGCAGTTGTTTAAACGTGGTGTAGATGTGTTTGGTGTTTCGATGAGGTCACCTAATGCCAGAGGAGGCAATGTTTATGCTGATTATACTATAGCAATAAAGAATGAGAAAAATCAGCCAACAGATAGAGTGACTTTGCGTGATACTGGAGCAATGTATAGTACATTTAAGACTAAAATAGTTGGTGATGAGTTGATGCTGGATGTTGATTCAATTAAGGAGGGCAAAGACCTGCAAAAAACTTGGGGACAATTCGTAGGTCTTGATGAGTTTAGCAAGGAAATATTAATAAATAAATCAAAACCAATAGTCTTGAATTATGTTAAGAGTACAATACTACAATAACATTGACACGATGCCCATCTACAACTACTTACAAGTTGTGGAGCAGGGAAATAAGAAAGCATTGATACGCAAATCTGGATTATTTAAGCGCAATTTTACGATTGCATTAGAAAATATCCAGCGACAATTAGTAAATCGTTTTGGCATTTCGGAAAGTTATTTAAATGTTCTTGAAAAGAGATGCGAAATAGCGTGTTTGCAGATAGATTTGCACGTTACTGATGATAGATTTAACAAAACATTGATTGGCATTGCAGAGAGCGAATTAAAGGAGTTAACAAACCTCAAATCATCAACTACTGATGAGATAAAAGATTATTTAGAAAAGTATAAAGGATTTCATTTATCTTTGCATACGATAACAGTAGCTGAATGGTTCAGTTATGTTAAAAATTATTCAAAGCAGCAGGTTAAAATAGAGAAATAATGGCAGAAGGTAAAGCGTTAGGCAAAGATGATTTATTTGAAAGTGATGCATTTAGTGATGCCATTAAAGGTGCTGATGCGTTACTTGCAATTATTCGTGAAACCAACAAAGAAATAAAGGGTAGTTTAGCTTCCCAGAAGCAGTTTGTTTCTACGTTTAAAGCCAAATCATTTGATGATGTTAAAAAGCTAAACACCGAGTTAAAGCAGACATCAGACCTCATCAAAATGAAGCAGCAGTTGGAAGTTGCTGAATTGAAAGTATTGCAACAACAACAAACATTAGAGCAGGCAGTAATAAAAACTACGATTGAAAAGAATAGGTTAACGAGAGAGCAGTTAAAGGCTGAACAAGACTTAACAAAAGCAATTGAAGCAGAAGAAAAACAAAAGGCAAAGCAATTAAAATCTTTAAAGGATTTAAATTCAGAATACAAGCAGGGTGTTAAGAGGTTGGCTGAAATAAAAGTACAACTAAAGGAATTAAAGTTTACTGGACAAGAAAATACCAAAGTTTATCAGTCATTAAGTAAAGAATTTGGCGAGTTAGATAAGCGTGTGAGAAGTGCTGAAGAAAGCGTTGGTGAATTTCAAAGGTCGGTAGGTAATTACAAAGAAGCATTGCACGATGTTGTTGGTGAAACTGGTTTATTTAATAGTGGTATTGGTAAAATGATTAGTACACTAAAAAAATTAAAACAGCAGCAAGATGATACTGGTTCAAGTTCAAGCAAGTTAACTAACCTATTAAAGTTATCTGGAATAGGAATTGCAATTGCAGCAGTTACCGCAGTAATATCAGCGTTTAATGCATTAAAAGAAATATCCCAACAAGTTGCTGATGTTCAAGAAAGATTGACTGCTGCGACAAAAGCATATGGACTTGCGTTAACAGTTCCTAATCAAAATGCCAATGCAGCACGAATAGCTACACTTGCATATTACGATGCGTTGGTGTTGTTTAGAAAAGAGTTAAGAAATCAACAAAAAGAATTTCAGCAATTGTCGCTTGATGAGCAGGACTACAATGAGATTTATCAAGATTCAACATTATCTTTTCAAAAAAGAAATGAGGCACTTACGTTGGCAATTGGGTTAAGTGAAAAAAGGGCAGCAAAAGGTGTTGAAATTGCCCAAGCAGAACTTAACATTATAAATCAAGAAATAGTAGCCAGAGAAGCAATAGTTGGAGTAGGTAATGCAACAAATGATTTGTTAGATAAACGATTAAATGCTGAATTGAATTTGAATGTAGCATTAGATGACCAAGCAGATTTGGTAAGGATAAATGCACAAAGAACCAGAGAGGCAAATGTTAACGCTGCCATTGCTGAAATTGAATTTACAAGAAGTAAAAAGTTAAGCGCAAAAGGTGAAGAGCAGATATTGAAGCAACAACTTGAAGACCTGCAAAGACAATTAGAGGAGCGTATAGACATCAATAAAAAGTTACTTGCTTCACAAAAGGCTACAAGTCAAGAAGAGATTAGAATATTTAAAACCAAAATAGGCATTCAGTTTGATGAGACAAAACTATTTAACGAACAAAATGCAATAGCTTTAAAAAAGCAATTAGAGGCATTAGGATTAGGCGAAGCAGCAACAACTGAATTAGCAAAAATAGTTAAGATTTATCAAGACAATGTTATTGCCAATAATGACACGATAGCAAAGCAAGAAGAAGAAAAAATAAAAAGAACGCAAAAGATTGCTGAAATTGATAGACAAATATTGCAGAATCAGTTAGATTATGAGGCTGAAATAGCGCAACAAACAACTGAAAATGTAAATAAAAAGCGTGAAGAAAACAATGCTAAATTATTAGAAGGTGATAAGGCTTTTAATTTAAAGAGATTAAAAATGAGAGAGTATTACATATCAATTCAAAATGAGTTAATACAACAAGAATATAACACCGCAAAATTAGCATTAGAAGCAAGGGCAGAAGATGAGAGAATTAAAGCAGCAGAGTCAATTGCTGATGAGAAAATAAGGGCAGAAGAAATAAAAAAAATAAATGAAAAATTAGCTATTGATTTGGACAAATTAGCTAACAAAAAATATGATGCTGAAAAGGCAGCAACGGAAAAAACGAAAGAAGAAACTGAAGCATTAAGAAAAAAACAAACTGAAGTTGTAATAGATGAGATTGACAAGGTAACAAACGCAATTTCAAAGGCGGTTCAAAGAAGAAATGAATTAGCAAATGAAGAATTAGAAACTAAAATATCTGATACTGAAAAAGCCATTGAAACACAAGAAAGGTTGGCAGAAAGAGGTCTTGCAAACACATTAGCATTCGAGCAAAGTAAGGCAGCAAAGTTACAACTTGAGCGCAAAAGATTGCAGGAGCAAGAAATTAAGCAGCAAAAGAGAGTGGCATTCTACAACTTGTTAAGCGGTTACGCAAAAACAGAACCAGCAACTGCATTGCAAAAAGCAATTTTAGAAACTACATTGGCTGAAATAGTAGCAGGGAGTTTCATTGAGGGAACTGAAAATGTCCAACGTGATTTGAGTGGAAACAAAGTGCATAATGGCAAAGATGGTTATGTTATTGCAGTTGATGGTGATGAACGTATATTTAACCCAAAGCAGAACGCTAAAATAGGTGATATAAGCAACGATGAGGCTGCTCAAATACTATCAGACTACCAGAGTGGAAAATTATTCAACTACGGTGATGTAACGCAGCCAATTATTAATGTGCCAAATCAACACATTGATTT